AGGCCGCCGTCTACGGCGAGCGTCGGGCGATCCAGATCCGCACGGCGTCCGAGCGGTACATCGAGTACGACCAGACCCTCACGTTCGCCACGACCCGCAACGCGATCGTCGTGCATGACGTGGGCTCGACCACGAAGGCTGGCCCGGTCGTGGCGCTCAAGTTCGGCTGATCCGACTGACTGACTCTCAACCCTCCGAGGAGATCTAGACAGTGAACCATCTCGAAGCGACGAAGTCTGTCGTCGGTCACACCGAGAACCTGACGGCGGCGCAGACCCACACGCTCGTCATCGACCGTCTCGGCTACGAGTACGTGTCGCTCGACGTGTGCCAGGAGCCGTGGGCGAACGCGGGCTACACGAGCCAGGCGGCGTTCACCGTCCTGAAGCTCGCCGAGTCCGACAACAACTCGTCCTACTCCGACGTGACCGAGTTCGTCGGCGGCGGCACCGGTGGATTCACGATCCCGACGCCGACCGCCACGGCGGGCGACGTGGTCGTGCGGATGGACGTGGACTGCCGGGGCAAGAAGCGTTACCTCAAGGTCACCGCCACGCCCTACACGACCGGCACCGTCTACACGGTCGCCCGGCTCGGCAAGGGCAACGACGGCCCGGTCAGCGCCTCGGCGAAGGGCGTCAACGCCACGGTCAGCGGCTGATCGGCTTGACACGACCGACACAGTGAGCGGCGGGTGGCGACGAGCCGCCCGCCGTTTCGCTTTGGAGGGTGACGCGTGATCGTTCAGGTCGGCGATACGTCGGTCGAGGTTCGTGCCGAGGCGGTGCTGTCGGCTCCCCGTTTCGGGCCGCTCACGAACGTGTTCGCGTTCATCGAGAGCCTCATGCCGCTGCACATCCGCCCGACGCTCGGGCAGGGTGCGTTCTGGGCTCAGGTGCTCACTCGGATGCTCGAAGAGTTCGCCCCGACGACCGAGTACATCATCACGCTCGACTACGACACGTTCGTGACCCGCTCTGACATCGAGCGCCTCTTCGCGATCGCCATGACCTGCCAGTGCGACGCCCTCGCCCCGATCCAAGCGAAACGCGAGGACGGGCGTCCGATGCTCACGCTCCTCGACACGATGGACGACCCGCCCGCCGACGGCAAAACCGAACTCCCGCTGTCGTGGTTCGCCGAGCCTGTGCAGCAGGTGGACACGGCCCATTTCGGCTGCACCGTGATCAGCACCAGGGCGCTCAGGCGAACGCTCAAGCCGTGGTTTCACTCGAAGCCCGACGCCGAGGGCGGCTGGGGCGACGGGCGGATTGACGACGATCTCTGGTTCTGGCGGCAGTTCAAGGCGTCTGGCAACAGGCTCTTCATCACGCCCCGCGTCGTCATCGGTCACGGCGAGTACGTGATCTCGTGGCCGAGCAAGGATTTCTCGGGTCCGGTTTTTCAGCACACGACCGCGTGGCAGCGGACGAAGCGACCGCCGGAAACTGCATGGAGGGTCGGCGAGTGACGACAATCAGAGTGCGGATGCAGCGTGCGTACGGATCGTACAAGGCGGGCGAGCTCGTCGAGGTGGACGAGTCCTTCGCCGCGAGGCTCTTCGCGTGGGGCTACGCGAAACGGGAGACGCAGCAATCGCTGATCGAGACGGCAGCAGTGGAACCGGTCGCGGAGCGGGCAGACGTGACGCCACGACGCAGGGGGCGACGGCATGAATGACGGCAAGCGATATCGCAGCCTAAAGGTGCAGACGCAGCCGGTGGTCGAACCGGTCAGCGTCGCTGACGCCAAGGCTCATCTGCGGATCGACCACAACAGCGACGATTCCTATGTCGCTGCTCTCGTGTCGGCAGCGCGTGAATATTGCGAGGTCTACATGGACGAGACGCTCGTGGACACGCAGTACGTGATGCGGCTCGATGCGTTTCCGGCGGTAATCGAACTCCCCCGCCCGCCGATGTCGCAGACCACCGGACGCACGGCGGTCTCGATCGTCTACACCGCGAGCGAGGCTGGCAACACGGCGACGCTCTCGACGACCGAGTACCGCGTCGATCGCGACTCGAAGCCCGGCACGCTGCGGACGCTCTACGCCGGATCGTGGCCGAGCCATCTGCTCGACTACGGCAGCGTCACGGTCACGTGGTGGGGCGGGCGTGGCGACGACGGCAGCAAGGTTTCGCCCCGCGTCAAGGCGGCAATCCTCATGCTCGTCGGGCAGTGGTACGAGCGCCGCATGGCGGCAGATGCCGTATCGCTTTCCGAGATGCCGTTCGGGGTGAAGGCGTTGCTCGACTCTGTGAAGTGGGGCAGCTACACGTGATCGATCCGGGCAAACTCCGCGAGCGAGTGACGGTGCAGATCGCCACCGGGGCGACGAACGCCATCGGCGAGACGGTGCTGACGTGGAGCGACTCGACAGCCGTATGGGCGAGCGTCGAGGGCGTGTCAGCCCGCGAGGCACTATCAGCGAACCAGCAGGAGGTGACCGTCACGCACCGCGTGCGGACCCGATACATACCTGGACTCACGCAGCAGATGCGGTTCGCGTGGCGTGGCAGGACGCTCGATATCGTGTCGCTCCTTGAACACAACAACCGCAGCGAGCACGAGTGCATCTGCGAGGAGCGGACGTAATGGCAGACACTCGCGTCAAGGTTGAGTTCGACTCTCAGGAACTCGCCGTCCTCCGAGCGGCTTTCAGTCGGCTTCCGAAGAACATCTCGGCACGTTACCTCGGTGCCGCACTGCGGTCTGCATCGAGGCCCGCACTCACGAAGTTGCGTCAGCTCACGCCCAGAGGCCCGACCGGCAACCTCAAGCGATCAATCGCCACCAAGGTCAAGCGGTACAAGAGCGGAAACGCCGTCTCTCTCGTGGGCTACCAAGCGGCAACCGGCGCGGGCCAGAAGGCGAGAGGATTTCATCAAGGGTTTGTGGAGTTCGGCACAAAGCGTCGAACGGCCAAGGGCAGGTACGCATCGACCTACTGGAGCAAGACCGTAGATCGTCAGGGCAAGTTCCAGGTCTTGACGACCAAGCGAGGTAAGAACGCCGGAAAGATTCGGACGAAGCCGTTTCCGAAGTCATTCTTCAAGGTCGCCAAGCGAGGCCAGAAGGTTGAGCTCGGCAAGATGCCGGTCGGCGGAAAGCGAGGGATTGCGCCAGTCAAGACCGCATGGGCTCGCTCGCTGCCCGAGGTTCGGAAAACTCTTGAACTTCAGATGGCGGTGCGGCTTGAAAATGCTCTCAAGGACTTGGCTACCGGCGTGAAGAGTCGCGGCTTCGGACGAGGCAGGAAATGAGCTACAAGTCCCCGGAAAAGGTACTGCTCGACGCCCTGGTTTCGGCTACCGCCGTGACCAGCGTGGTCGGCACACGGATCTTCCCTCTGCTCGCCCCAGCCTCGTCTGCCCTGCCGTTCGTCACGTGGAGGCGTACCGGCATCGAGCGTACCCAGACGCTCGGCTCGCCTCACGGCGTGCCACGGGTTTCGGTGGACTACACGGTCGTGGCGGCGACCTACAACCAGGCCCGCGAGGCGGCTGATGCCATGCGTCGCACTCTGGATGGGTACGGCGGCACGGTGGACAATACGGTTGTGGAGCAGGTCAGCCTCGAAAACGAGGTCGATGACTTCGTCACGCTGGCAGGCTCCGACCAGCCGCCTTCGTATTCGGTCACGCAGTCCTACGACATTTGGTGGAGAGAGTGACGCATGTCATACAGCACGCCGCATGATTCGTCCGGCACGAACTTCTCCTTCGCTGGTGTGACCTACACGGTCACCCAGATCACGTACAACCTCAACGACGTGGCGGCTGGCGACACGATCGACGTGTCGCATCTCGGGCTCACGACCGGAGCTCAGGTCGCCACGATGGACCGCCCGCTGAAGGGCTCCGCGACCGACACGGGCCGCGAGGTGACGATCGAGTATCTCGGCAACACGGTCATCAACGACGCCACGACGGGCACGCTCGCGATCACGGGCGGCATCACGCTCTCGAAGTCGGCGACCGTGTCGAGCTCGTCGGTCACCCTCGCGACGAACGATGTGATCCGGGGTTCGGCCACGTTCCGCGTGGCTCGCTGACGCGGGGAGGTTCCCGCAGTGGCGACGTACTCGACGGGCATCTCGGCGACGTGGGGCAGCGTGACGTTCACCGAGATCTCCGGTCTTTCGTGGACAT